AGACTCGTATGATTATATAGTGCTTTGGTATTCAGGCGGTGCAGATTCTTGGTGCATGCTAGATACCTTTCTGCGTCATGGCATCAAAATTGATGAGATTGGACAAATTCACAGTTACGAAGCTGACCAAGATCGACACAGTGTGTTCAATGAAGAGATATTTTATACCGCTGTGCCTGAAACTGAAAAGATTATAGAACAACACCCATATATAAAACACCGTGTGGTTGATGTCAGTCAAATTATCAATGACATGTACCTACGCCCGGATGTCAAGTATGATTATATCTACAACATCAAAGGTATTGCAAGTGCCAACAGTCTGGCACGAAGTTATATTCGCGAGTACGTTGATGATTATAAAAAAATCATTGACAGCGGAAAACGCATGTGTTTTATTTGGGGCGCTGAAAAACCCAGACTCAAATTGATCAATGGACGATATCACACCTGTTTCATTGATGTGTTTAGCGAAACCAATCTTAGACTACAAAGCATGGCCAATCAAGGCTACTACGACGAATGGTTTTTTTGGGCACCTGATACTGCTCCTATTGTGGCCAAACAAAGCCATATACTACTCAACATACTAAAACAAACTCCTGCTGACAGTCCTTGGTTCAGCTATGTTTCCGGAGCCCATTTGCCGCAAACCAAAAGTGGGCAGTATCTACGCAACGACATTTATCATACCATGATCTATCCAGGATGGGACCCGGGCACTCTAGTAGCACCCAAACCACAAAATCTTTTACTAAGTGAGCGTGATAATTGGTTCTGGAATCAGAACTCTGACACTACAGAAAGTGTACGTAATGCCCAAGGCGGATTAAAAGAATTAATTAAAAGAGTAGGCGAATACTGGATAAACGATACCGCAGATCTAACACGCGGCATCAAGGGTTGCATCAATACCTACCCTCTTGAATGATCTAGATCGAGCATAAAAAACTCTTGCCCAAATCTGTATAATGGATGCATGTGACTTGCGTAGGTAATAGCATCTCTGAAACGTTGGCTGAATTCGCTGTGTGCATCAGTGTAATAACTGACCCCAAGTTCTAGTATTAATTTAATTACATTGATCAGTGTTTTTTTACTAAAGGCATACTGTGTATTGCGCTTGTTCCAAAATTCATGGCTTAACACAGTTTCGCCAACGCTGTGAAGATTGTTGTGCCACATCATTTCTAAAGTACACACATCTATTTCTAATTTTGCAATTTCAAAATTGGCACCGCATTTGTTTTTTCCTGCATACTGTTTGATATCCAAAAATAATTGTTTTGTAAGTCCAAAATGATTGGTTAAAAAACACTGGCTTCCAAAATTACTCTGTTGAAAGAAAGATTGTGTGCCCTTGATACCCAGTACACACTCGGGATCAATGGGTTGATTATTAAAAATTAAATTTCCTGGCCTACTCATTTCCATGCCAATGGGAGTAAAGAACGCAAAGTCAGTTTTGTGCGGAACAGTATGCAAATCAATATAAACAACATAAGGCTGTTCATTTTTTTGGATTTGTATAACAGCATAGTCGGCAATGTCAAGATTGCTTAACCATCTTTTTTCACCATTTAGTACATTGTCTATTAGGGTAATATTGTCAGACCGTTTGCCTTGACTACTACATCCTATCAGTCGACCGTACGGTTGTGACAGTACATGATCTTTAATTTTTGAAGATGAACATAGTTGTACGGAAACTATGGAGGTAGCATGATGTTGAATGTTGTGGGCCAGGCCCAAACTGCGTTGACTTACTTGTTGTAAATTGTTAAAGAATACAATCTTTTCGTCAAGAGAGGAATCGAGAAAATTTAAATCAAAGTATTTGGATAACTTTGCTAAATTTTCTCGATCGAATTTTAAATCAATTTCGGAGTCGAATAAGAACGGTTCTAGCATGTGTACATTATACTACATATACCAGAACCTGTCAACTTAGTGTAAACGTTGTTTGACAATCTCTTTGACAATCTCTTTGTCTTCCCAATACTTCTGAGATTTGACCCAGCTCAATTGAGCTTTGTGTTTGAGTGCTTTTGTATCATCAGCAGACATTTCTGTAATAGTAACGCCATTTGCTTGGGCTTCGGCTTCAAACTTTACAGCGTCTTCCAGGGACCATTTGCGTTCTTGACGTGAGGCATCAAGTGCTGCCTTACGGAAAGCTTCTTGGTGTGCTGGTGTCAAACTGTTCCAGAACTTGTTGCTGACCAAAATAGTAGTTAAGAACATGCTGTGATTTGTTTTGTAAACATATTTGCCATTGACTTCTTTAAAACGCAAATAAGTTGTTTCTACAGCATCACACAGGCCTTGCATTGGATCGTTTTTATGCCATTCTGTAGGAGCACTTTGCACCCATGAACCACCTAGATCTTCAAGTGTGGTACCCAATGACAATGGTTGTTGTACGCCAATTTTCATTGTTGACAGTTGGTCAAGTGTTGTGATGGGCTCATGTGAACCCACTACACGATAACCGCCACTGTAAGTAAATGCCAAACCAGTAATTCCACTCTTACGGCCCAATTCTGCACATAATTTTTGTCCCACTGGGCCTTCAACCACACGCTTTACATGCTCGTGGTCGTCAAACAAAAATGGCAAGTCTAGTGCTTTAAAATCATAATGATGATCGCCCACGCGGTGTACTTGAATTTGACTCATTTCAATTTCGCTGTCAAACAATGCACCCCAGAAAGCTTTCATTCCAACTTCGTTAAAGGTCACATCACTGTCGGGTTTGTGTTTCATTTCTTCTAAACCCGGAATTTCGTGATATTTTGCCACATAATCATCATATGTAAGCATGTCGATTTCAAAATCGTCACTAGAATGTTTTTTTAGTGCTTCTGAAAAAGCACGGGCAGTACGGAAGAACAGTTCTTGTGGCTGATGTGCGATTAACCAACGGATTTTACGAGGTTGCTTCATGTTGTGGAGTCTCCAGAGTAGTAAGTTTCAATATTTTTATTTATGCCAAAATTGTCTAGGCGGCAATTTGCTTGTTGAATTGGGTGTGAACAAGTTTATTTATGATTGGGTCAAGGCTTGTAGTTGTCAAGGAACTGTTGCAGGTTGCCATACAAGTTGACCATGACAGCTTCTCGACTGCCAAAAAACACAATTTTTTTGGGTATGCCCTTGGTGGCTGAAATGTAGTAAGGCATTTGCATTTTTCTGTCCAGATCCAAGATCAAGTGTTGATTGAATTGTTGTGGATCTGAAATGGCAAATTCATAGCAGGTCAAATCTAGATCCTGGGTAAACACTGTGTAACCGGGTCCAGTCAATCTCATGCCGCCAGTTTTTCTTATGTTGAACCACCAGGTATGCATGGCTCTTTTGACTGTGATGCCAGAATCTGGATCCAGTTGTTTTATCAGCTCTTCGGTGAGTTTTCTTTTATCTCGCACTTCACGGATATACCTGGTCACCGGTGCGTAGCAAAATCACTGTGAATCGATCGGTTTTAAATTGTGTGTTGAGTTTCTTGGCCAAGTTTCTAGCATGCCCAGGATTTGAAAAACTGACCTTTTTGTATTTGGGTCCGGGATATTGGACCAGGAGATTTGATGTTTTAAGATTTATAGGTTTGTTGTCGTAGAACACTGCCCATACACCTTCTGAGCCCAGGACCTGCTCGGTCTTGTAGGTACTCTTGTTTGTTACTTCGATCAATACAGTGGGTTTGGGTCGGCTCATCAATAAACTCCTACATTTATTTATGCCAAAATATAGGTATATTTTAGAACTTGCCGCCAGTAATTTCCACAGTTATAGGCTCTGGTGTCTGTGCCTGTTGTACCTGTTGTTCACGCAAGGACAACAGGTCTGCTAACAATCTGGTTATATCTGCATGCAGATCCTTGGCGTCTGTCATGCTCATGACAAAATCTCTAGAGCCCCTAGCTTCGTGTCCCCGCACACGATCAACAAATTTTTGCAGGTGAATGGTCATTGGATTCGGTTTCTGAGTAATAAGGACCTTGGTAGGCATAGCGGTGTAACACAATTAACTTGGGAGCCAGTACAGTTTGCCAATGGCGACCTTTACGAACATTGTACCATCCAGCAGCAAACCAACTCTTGCTCTTGGCGGTCTTGGTATAAATTGGCAGTTGTTGACTGACATCCCAGGTGGGATTGTGAACTCGACCGCTGACTGGATAACCGTGAACATGGTCCACTGTTGTTTTTGGTCGAGTAATTTTTATTGCTGGTTCAAATATAATGTTTGCATCACGAGCTGCCAACTTGATTGTTTTGAACTGCGCAATTTGATTGTTGATTTTAACCTGGTATCCACCGGCACAGGCTTCTACGTTACCGACCTTGCGATCGTTTTCTTTTAAAATCCAATATTGTTTATCTATTACTGGTAGTGCTATTAATGTCATTTGTTTTTAACTCCTTTTAAATATTCTTAACCATGTAGTACCCCTTTATAAGTTTGATTCATCCAACGACCAAAACTTTCGGCACTTTCACTGCATTTGTTTAATTCATACTTGCCACAGAATTGCATGAATCTCACACCAACTTGACCAATGTCCTTGTGACTGATCTGCTCACGTATTGCGGCATCTACCACTTGTTTGATCTCTTCTGGTTGTGCTGTTAAATCTATCAAGGTTCTGTTGCGTTCATAGTCATCCAACACACGATGTTCCACACCATCAGGATCTGACCAACGTTGCAACATTATGTTGTTCCACGAGTAACCTTTTTTGTCTTTGTCCGCAAACGCTTCCTGGAGTCCAACTTTGTTCTTAGTGCCCTTAGTTCTGACACCGGGATACGCTGAGAAGACGTTATCCGAGCTATCTCCTCGCATACACTTTTCAAAGAGTAGCCATTCGGGGTTCGGCGTCGACTTAGGTTCCTTAGTTTTCTTATCGATAACCGCTTTGCCTTTGGCATCAAATATTCCTTCTATAGTGTGTAATTCGTCGGTAATGCCATTGTATTGTTTGACATTTTCAGCAAGCAATTGCACAAAGTCTGTGTCGCTTGAAATTACCACATGTTCATCTTGGGGGTGTAATGCAATCCAGCGAGCTATGATGTCGTCACCTTCTGCGGTAGGACAACGTAGTACACTACAGTTGGTCCTCTCACTCAAGTATTTAGTCAAGTTATCATAGGTTTCCCAAAACATTTTATCTTCTTCTGCTTCTGCGTCTGTCAGGGCTTGCCTGGCCACAGCACGGTTGGCTTTATAGGGCTTGTAATGATCTTTACGCCAGCTACGCCCTTCCAGAGCAAAAACCACGTGATCAGCTTCAAATCTACGGGCCATTTTGTTGGCAGCCATCAAGGTAACATGCAGGGCAAATCCTACCTTTTCCCAAGTGTCGCTGGCACGGAATGCTCCATGTCTAGCACGGAAGAAAAGATTAGCTGTATCTATAAGAACATATTTCATACAAACAGTATAGCATGTCGCTGACTAGAAGTCAATCAAATAAACTTGTTGGATATAATGTAATTCAATAAAAAACGATGAAAATGGTTATGACCGTCTCGTCCAAAATGCCAAGAATTGGGCATGACTGTGTCTATGTTGCCGGCCCGGATTATGGCATCATATGTCGATTTTGGATCATATGGCCCAATGTAATTTGTTCCCCAATCTAGGCGATCAGTAATACAGCTAAAATCGTTATTGCCATTGAAAAAAATATGGCGAATGCCCAGATCACTTAGTTCCTGATGTAACATCCAAATTTCACGGTGTGCTTCTTGGGCTTTTTGTTGCCAATCAACACCAATTATATAGTTGCGATATCTCTCTGCGGCCTCCGGGGGCACACTGTCAGTTCCGCTGGCACCCACTTGATACCGTATTTTGTTGTACTCCCACTCCTCGCGTTCCCAGGTTGACCACTGTATAACAACCAGTTGGTCTGGATGATTGTGTCCAGCACCACTCAACCATTCTCTTGTGGTACGAATGATCCTGGCATTGCTACTGGCACTTTCGGCATCACATCGAAATCCTGATCTTAGAGTAATACTCAATACTTTGCCCCAACTGACTGCAAGATTTTCTGGATGTGGAAGCCGTCCTAGATAGTACAGTGCCGGATCGTCTTCGGCAAATGCGTGTGGATTTACAGCTTCTGCCGCTGCTGTATGACTATCACCATTTACATATAACATCATACGATATTGTGCTCTCGAATATAATTAATCAATCTTGTGCCCCAGGCACGATGTCCA